GCCGCCGAGGGTGACGCCGTCGCCGGCAACATAAGCCGTGCCCTCTTTCCAGACGCCGGCATCGAGCACGATGGCGGTCTTGATTTCGTGCACGGTCTCGCCGATCGCCCAGCGCAAGGTGCGGCCACCATCCGCGGTCGTAACCGTCGCGGTCTTGATGGCACGACCGACCTGCTCGGCGATGCAGTCCTGCAGGAATGTCAGATCGCTGGCATTGCGGCCGGTCTCGCCCTTGACGCCGCGTTCGCCCGGCGGCCCCTGCTTGCCTTGTTCCCCGCGCTCGCCCCTTGGCCCCGGCATCGGCGCCAGCGCACGAACCTCGGAAAGCGCGCGCTGGCATAGGGCGAGGCAAACGCCGATCGCCTCATGCAATGTATATTGCGGAGCAGGGATCATTGCTGCCTCTTATGCCGCCAGCAGGAATGCGATCACGGCCGCCTCGTCGTCGTCGTGCCGCCCGGTTGCGCTGCCGCTGAATTTCACGATCACGCCCTCGCCCGTGCCGCGGGTACCGCCAGCGCCGGTCGCCATCGCGCGGATAAGCCCGAACTCTGCGGCGCTGCGCCCAGTAACGCCGGCCGATCCTGCCGCCTCGCCGACCAGGCTGGGAAGTGTCCCGGCACCCGCGCCGACAACGCCAACGACGCCGTGGGCTTCGCCCTCGAGCTGCGGCAGGATGCCGAAGCCGACGCCCTCGACCGGGAATGGACGCGGCGGCGGATAGTAAACGCCACCGCCGCCAGGGACGCTGACGGCAGCAGCATCAATAGTTGCATCAAGGTCATCGACCGCATCGGCCGACTCGGCCACGGTCCCGAACAGGACCTGGGCGCCGATGGCGGCATCAGTTTCGTCGACGGCGGTTGCCGCCTCAAGCACCGCTGCGGCAACATCAGTAACCGCATCAAGCGCGTCGAACGCAGCGGCCGCCTCTATCGAGACGGCCGAAACAACGTTGGCCGCATCGAGACTATCGAGAGCTACCGCCGCCTCGTGTACGTCTGCTTCGATGCAGACGATGCGGCCGTCGGCAGTGACGCAGTGTGTGTCAGCGGTCCAGAGTGTACTATCGGCAGTGACGCTCAACTGAATATCTCGTCGGCGCGCGCTTGCGTCAGGATGCCGTCAGCGACGAGGTTAGACTTGAGCGTCTGCGTCTTTTTCTTGTTCATGTTGATCGAAGCATCGGACGTGACGTTGTCCCAATCCTTTGCCATCTTGCCGTTGTCGGTCGTGCGCCGCTTTTGCAGCGCGAGATATTCGGCATTCGTCCAGCGCGAAATGAAGTCACCGGTCGGCACTGTACTGAGCGGATCGATCGGGATGGTGGCGATGACGTTCTCGCCGGCCAGAACCTGATCCGTCGTCGCCGCCTCGTCCGGCTCGAATGACCATGTGGTGCGATCGTCGGACTTGCCCACCGACGTTGAGACCACCGGGCAGACCTCGGCAATGGCGGCGTGCAACGTGCCGGCATCCACTCAACACCTCCACTGGAACGTAAGATGACAACTGTCCGCACCATAAAATCCGGCAATGTTCGCGTTGGCCGACTCGCCAGCCTGCACGTAATGAAAACCCAAACTCGATCCGGTCAGCGAAGCATGCGACACTTGCCCGCTTGCCGGTGCTAGGGTCAGCATCTCAAAACTGGGATATGCGGTGCTGCCGGGGCCATCAAGCCCGACATATTTAACGCCGGTGCTCCCTGCGGGGGCATTATCAATTGCCCCCTCGTGCACGGCTATCCATTGATCCTCTTCCAGCCCGGCGACGAACGATACCCGCCAGGTCGCCGAGGCATTACTGTTGCGAATTGTTGTGCTGTTATAGGTCCAGCTTGCCGTCGTGCTCTGCACCCGCATGATGACATCAGCGCGGTTGTAGCAATTCCATACCCCGATGATGCCGGCGCCGCCGTTGGTGCCGCGCGAGCCAAACTGGTAGTCAATCTGGCTCGAGCCGTTGCTGCGCACCGTGCCGACATAGGTGCCGCGCTGCGCCGCCGGGCCGTTGGTGATGGCGGCGTTGTTGAGCAGAATGCCGTTGACCATGACCAGCGCGGTGCCGGCGCTGCGGGCGGTGGCCGAGGTCCAGGCCGGGCCGCGGGTGCAGCGCATAGTGCCGCCGTCGGACCAAACGAATAGGTCGTAAAGGCTGTTGGCCGCCACTGCCGCCGGCGACTTGGTGGTGTCGGTGGTGGTCTGCGATAGCTCGGCACCAATCGAGGTCATGGTGAACACGGTGCCGCTGTAGATCGGCACCAGCATTCCGGTATACGGCGTGTAGTAGATCGTGGTTTTGGCCGCCTGCGTCGTGATCATCACCGGCGTGACGGTCTGCAACGTCAGCCGGCCCTGCGGTATGGCTACGTTGCCGCTCGATCCGCCCACGGCGTCGAGCACGCCGGCGGCAAACGTCAGGTTCGAGCCGATCGTAACCGGGGTCCATGTATCGGTGCCGGATCGATAATAGATGTTGTTGGTGCCCGCCAACGCCGCGATTGCGGTTAGGTCGGCGTCGAGCGGTTGATATGTTGTCGCCGCGACGGCCGTCGTCAGGAAGTTGGTGTCGGCCGCATAAAGCTCGGTGAAATTATCGTTGCACTTGTCGAATGCAACCCGCGCCGGATCGCCGGTGCCATCGTCAATCGCATCCCCGATGTCGATGATCTGTTGACCGACATCACCGCCGCCATCTGTGCCCGCTTCCACCGGGTTGAACGAAACCACAACTCCGGCGACTGCCGAGTTGCTGTCAAAGGTGGTCGGCAACGTCGCCGTAATCGTGAGTGGCGTCGACGAGGAGCCTACGATGAGATCGGCTGCACTATGCCAATCGCCGCTATAAAGCGGTGTGCTGCCGTCAGCCCGTTCTGTCAGTCCACTCCACGTTATGTTCCGAGTACCGCAGGCATAGGCAAGAACAAAGGCGGCAGCGGCACCGTCAATGACGGTGTTCACATTTAGGTCAAGGCTTCCGATGTTGCCGGCGCCTACAGTAGTATCGCCGGTCGAGGCAAGCAGTGATCCAGCATCGTTAAGCGTCCACACCGCGCCGCGGCAGTCGAACACGGCACCCGTGCTGATGGTGCAAGTGACATTGATGCTGGTATTGGCCGTTCCAGCCGCCCGAAAGAACGCCACGACCGGGCCGTTGCCGTTAGCATCGGTCGCGCGGGCATAGGAGCCAACCAGCGTCGCACTCTGGCCGTCGATCGCCACGCTGGTGAACGTGACCGCACCCGGAGACGCATTGGCAATGGCGCACAACGCAACGAGCCGCTCCTGGCCGGCCGCCGATGCCACTATGAACGACAGCGAGCGGCTGCTGGAGCTGCCGCTGGTGATTGCCGCTGCCTGAAACGATATCGACGCGGCCATTGCTTACGGCATCACTAGCCTGAACGATTGCAGTCGCACCGGGCCGCCGCGATAAATCCTGGTGGTGTTGAGTTTGACCACGGCATCACTGTCTTCGTCGCCGACATCGCAGGACAGGATTTCGCTGCCGTCAGCGGCGAGGATGCGTGCAGTCGTGGCGTTGCCTTGTGCCAGCGCGGCGTCCTCCTCGACGATATCGTTGAATTCGAGTTCGCCGTCGATCGCTGGTTCGGCCACCGGTGTGGACAGACGCAGCACCGCAAGCACGCGATCGTCCGAGCGCAATTCGATGCTGCCGCCATCCATCAACTGGGACAGCGCGTCCAACATGGCGTTGCTCGCGGTTTCAGACAGGTTGATCATCATAGACCGGGACGAAGTTGCCGTCCGCGTCGCGCTCGATGCGGGTGACCTTGGACGGCCGCGGCGCCTCGCGCTGGATGGCCGGCGACTCGTGCAGCATGCGCACCGCACTGGCGATCTGTTCAGCCAGCTCGGGCGGGAGCATTGCAAGTTCGCCGCTGTCGCCTTTCGGGCCGGGCGGTCCTTGTTCGCCGGGATCGCCCTTCTCGATCGGTCGCGCTTCGAGTTCAGCGATGCGTCTTTCGATCGGCTCGACGACCTCGCGCACGAATGGGACAAGGCCCCGCGCCAATTCGTTCAATTGACCTTCATCCATCATGCGGCCTCGCGATATACGGCCTGCAATGCCCGAGTGAATTGCGGTGCGAATTGCTTCGGCGGCGGCTCGGCCGGTTTATCTTCTGCCGCTGCCACTGGCTGTTGCGGCGGTGCTGGTGGCGTTGCCGGCTTGAACGGATCGTCCTGCGCATCGCGCTTGGCCAAAGCCTCAAGGCTATAGTTCTGCTGCTGGAGATAGGGGTTGGCGCCACCGGGGACCGGCTTGAGATCGAACTTGGCGCGGCCTTCGTTCGGGGACATGACGCCGGCGCCGACCGCCTGCTGAATGGTGGTCACCAGCGTGATGCTGTCCATGCGCAGCAGGTTCTCGGTGTCGAACTCGGTGCCTAGGCCGACAGCCCAACCGATGCCGAGCGAGTGGTCGACCACCTCCTCGATTTCCTCAATATGCGACTGCAGCGCCTGCGAATAATACTCGACGTTCAAGGACTGAATGTTGTCATAACTCGGCAGTGCGCCGACGCCGACCTTATACGGCGGCACATGATAGACGCTGCAGACCACCTCGGCCGACCATTTCAAGTTCTCGATCATCTGGACTTCGGTGTTGGTCATCGTCATTTTTTCGTATTTGACACCGCCGGTCATGACCGCGACACGACCGAGATTCGATCGCGAGAACCGCAATTCCCATTGTTCCTTGAACCGTTGTTCCTCTTCCTGGTTGATCTCGCCGGGCAACGTCAGAATGCCGCCGGGGACCGAGGCATTCTCGAACAGCAGCGCTGATGCCTTCTGCCCGTTGATCGCGACCATCGAGGCGAGCCCGCTGGCAAACACCGGCGGCGTGCCAACCAGCGGATGAAACAAGCAATTGAACCGGTCGTGGATGATCTCGCGCGCGGGCACGACGATGTCCTCGATGCCGGCGAGATTGTCGCTGGAGAGGCGATAGAACACGGCACCGTCGTCGGACACCAATGGCTGCACGCGGGTAGGATCGAGGATATGCAATGCGGTAACAACGTTTCTGTCGTCGCGCACTTTCAGGACATAGGTATTGCCGCGCGACAGCTTGGAGAGAACCCAGCATTCCCAGAACTGGTTCCGGGTTTGATAATCATTCGGCCGCCGCAGCACCGGGCTAAATGCCGGGCTGGTCGTCTCCGACCAAATATCGTTCTTATCCTTCTCGACCAGCTTGACGCGCAGTTTGGCGATGTCGCGCGCGATCAGCGTCTTGCAGGCGAAGTCGGCGTGAAACGACGACGCGGTGTCGACATCGATCTCCATGTTGCGTTGCCAGGCGCCGCTGAACGGCTCGCGGATCAGCGGATACCAGCCGCCGCGATCCATCGGCAGCGAGTTGAGTGCCTTCTGCTTCTCGCCGGTAAACGGGACCGGCAGGCCGAAAATGCGCATCAGCGTTTTGCCTGCGCGATCTCATGCTGCAGTCGGGCCACGCCCCAGCGGCCGTCGATATCAATGCCGAGCTGCGTCGCTTCCAGCCGCAGACGATCAATGGCCATATCGCTCGTCATGGCTCCGACCCCATGCACGGGGCCGGCAATACTATCGTCGGAGTCGGACACGAGTTGTTGCTCGACCTTTGCGGCGCGCACCGGCTTGTTGTCGTCGGCAAAGCGCGCCTTCTTGCCCGCGACCAGTGCAACTGCATGTCTGGCGGGCACCTCGTATTCATCACCGGCGACCATGTGCCGTGTGCCGTACTTGTGCGGCTTGGTCGTTATCAGTTTGCGGGTTTTCATCAGACATGCTCCGTGATCGAGAGCGTGACGCGCGAGGCCCCGCCCAGCCAGCGCGAAGTCGCACCATTGATGCCTAAAGTTTGAACGCTACCATTCAGGTTGCCGCATCGCAGCTTGATCGTTGTTGCGGCTGTTGTGCCCGCCATAACATCGATGTCAAGTCTCGCGATAGCTCCCTTATTTTTGTCGGGAGCAAAGGCCACCGCTGCATCGATTGCCGCCGCCGCATTGTCTCGAAACAGTGCAAACCACGCCCCGAGAGCTTGCGTTGACCCGAATGGAATCGTGGCCTGAATACGGAGTTTATTCGTGGCCCGCTTCGGCATAATCGAAGTGGTCAGCAGTTGTATGCCATCGGTCTGCTGCGGAATCGTATCAACAGCACCCACCATCTGTATGCTGGTCGATGTATATGCCGTCGATTCGGCATAGACGGGGATTGCAATGGCGTTGCTATTGGCGGTGAAAAGGACAATAACTTCTTGATTTTCACCAGACTTAACATTGCCGTCGGCTTCCAGCGCGACGCTCAGTTGAAACCATTCCCCGTAATCTATTGGCGGCGATTGTAGGACATAGCGGCACCAGGCGGCGCTGACGAGCAAATCCTGGAACTGGATGATGTCATCAACGAGCAGTGATCGCAGGGTATCGGCCCGATTGATGCCCTGGATGGTGGTGGCATGAATTGCAATTTGTGTGGCATTGCGATAGGTGCCGCTGCTGGTACGAAACCGGCCTGTGACCGGGGCTGTGTTTGTGTCGGTGCTTGCCGTGTTGAAATTCCACAATCCTCCCCTAGCGCCGCCGGTGATCTCAGCCATTGTTGGCTCTCGCAAGGTTTGGGAGCGAGCGGAGGAGGCCCACCCGCTCCCCTTGGGCCAGCCCTCAGGCGGTGTGTACGGGGCCGCCCCAATCGGCGCTGGTGAGATACGCAACCGAAGTTGATCTTCCGCGCATCCAGTTCAGCACCCGCTCAGCTCTCACGGCGACGCTGTTGGTCTGGAACATCGAGACTAACGACGCGCCGGTTGGTGTGCTCGCGTTATGCGCTGGAGCATCCGACATTTCCAAAGATGCCTCCCCACTGGTATCGACCTGGAAGCCGCCATCGTCACCAAGGAAGATGTCGGAGGCATTGACCAACACGACGATCGCCGAAGGAACATAATCACTTGCGATCACCGGGATGCCGTAAACCGTTCCGCCGGTCGCGCTCATGGTTGGAAATTCTTGTTGACCAAGCGGATTGACCGCCATTGCCAATGCCTGAGCAGTGGCTGATGTCATGATGAACACGCCGCTTGTGACCGGATTATTCGCAGCATTGAACTTGGCGAGCAGTGAGCGAATATCCAGCCGGATGTCGTCGGCATCGTCGCCGGACGAGACAATCGCCGAGGCACCGTTGGTGATCGAGGCGGGCGATACTCCCGCTGACGCCGTCTTCGACGGGTTGATGAAGTCGGTGTCGATTCGTGCGCTCAATGCCGCCACCAGTTGATCGCGAACGAGTGCATCCGAACTCGGACTGCTGTACCTTATGTTTTCCATACTCAGCACGCAGATGGATGCGACCTTAAGGGGCGACAGCGTCGTTCGTGTAAAACTAAACGACGTGAGCGGTTTTGCGGCCGCCTCCGCAACCCAGTACCCAGCACCGGCGCCGGTTTGTGTGACGATCGGAACGTGGAACGGTATGGAACGCAGTGCCGGCACCCCACCAGTGCCGAAGCGTCCTAGGATTGTTCTCGGTCGCAGATATTCCAAAAACGCCGCGACCGCCGCGCCTCCTGTTTCAGCGCCGACGAGATTGGCCGCCCAGTTGGCCGTGATGGTCGTGCCGGCCGGGACGGCAGTCTTGTAAAACGCCGTAACTTCGCTATCGCTGCCATACATCATAGCCGCAACATCTGCCGCGCGCTCGCTTGTCAGCCGCGACATGATTTTGACTTTCAGTTGCCGCGCTAGTTCAATACCGGGCTCAAGCCTTGGCTGTGCCCTGACGATGATCGATCCGCCGCGCGACGCCGCACCGTCATCGGCCCGTTCGACTTTCACCGCCTTGGCCGACCGCGCAAGATTCTGCTCGAGCTGACGCAGGCGAACGAGCTGCTTGTCGATTGCTTCGATTGTCGCCTGGTGGTTGTCGAACTCCTCGTTTTCCGAGTCGTCCATGGTGCGCTCTTCATCGAGGCCCTTCTGGGCAACGGTCTCCTGCGCCGCAAATGTCGCGGCTCGCTTGTTCTCAAGAGCAGTGATCTGCTCGGCATAGGTTTTCATGGCGCCCTCCTGGGGCTTCGGTTGAGATGATCCCGAGACGCCGGGTGGGTTGAGATGAACGACGCGGTGCAACGTTCGTTGGCCTGACGCGGCCCGCTGCGCAGTGTCGA